AGTTTGGGCTGCACCGAGATATTGGGATCGGCAAGATGACACGGCGACGAGACAGTGAAGAAAGAAAAGAGAATAAGGCAATCTGGGTTTTCGTCGTGCTTATTGCGTTGCTCATGATCCTGGCATCCTACGGATATTTCAGCGGGGCCTGGGATGAGTGGAATAAGAATAACGGATATGAAGTGGGGAGACCGCCGAAATGAATCACTCGCTGTGCGGGCCTCGATGTAAGCCACCGACTGCAGTGGAGATCAGAGATGCGCGTGCGGGCAAGGACCCAACAAAGACCTATTATCTGCGCGCCAAAATGCGCAACGAGAGCGACAAGCGCTGGCAAATTCTAGCTCGAACAATCCGGCAAGCTTTGATTGAGAAGGACCTGCTCGGCATGCGCGGAGTAGGGATGATCCCGCATGGCGATAAGGGCGAAGGCTTTGCCGCCTGGCTTGACCAGGAGTTACGACAAAAGGTTTTCGGCGGTGATGGGAGCTGGGTACGACCGTATATCCGCAGTTCCGCAGCGATCGCCCAGAGGCATGCTCATGCTTATACGCCAGCCGGAAAGCATGATCCGCTGCGTGTCGAGCAGATGGAGAATATGACGGTACGTGAGTTAGAGGGCATCATTGCTGCGGCAAAGCAGCAGATCACGCGGGTTGTCACTGAAGCTTTGATGGCAAACGATACGCCAACACAAGCGGCGAACGCCGTAGCGGGCGTGATTTACACCATGCGGCATCGAACCTGTGCGATGGACGAGTGGATGATCGCCAGGACGCATGCAAGTACGACGCTCAGCATCTTCCGCAATGCTGGAATGCAGCGTGTAGGAATCATCCCGGAGAAGAAACGCAAAGGTGGGATTGCTCACGATCACGCCTTCGATGCCAGGCGCACCGGCCCAGGTTCTCGCACACGCGGGAGAAGACCGTCACCATCCACGCAACGGCGCATCGAACAGGCACAGGAAGCGCTGCAAGAGAAATTCGGAGAGGAAGGCGTCGATGTTCAAACGGCTGGCGACAACGACGTGTGCATCATCTGCGAGGACATCAGCGAAGAGGGACCGTACGATCTCGACGAAGCCGAGGGCCTGATACCAGCTCATCCATGGTGTCGCTGTGCATTCGTACCAGCTGGGACATTGGAGGATGCCGCAGCGATTTACACACGCGATTGGATGGTTGATGCTGTTCGTCAGGCTGCGGGAATTATTTTTCGTCAGCCGACTGGTGAGATGCTTTTGATGAAGCGATCGGACAGCGGACAGTGGTCAATCCCCGCCGGAATGCTCGAAGAGGGCGAGACACCCCGGCATGCGGCTCACCGCGAATCAGCCGAGGAAACCGGCAATCCGGGCAACCACCAGGCTTACAAAGTTCATTCCGGGACCAGGAACGGGTTACGTTTCCACACTTACGTGCAGCCATCGGAATGGCAATTTGCACCAATATTAAATCCCGAACATACCGAATATGGCTGGTTTCACATGGAGAATCTGCCTGAGCCGCTCCATCCCGGCCTGGTCGCAACCCTGCATTCGATGACCGAAGGTGGTGGAGCTATCCCATCTTCGCGCTAGTCAAACAGCCCCAAGTCTATTAAACGTATCAACCGATGCTAGCGAAGTAGCGGACGGGGAGGAAAGTCCGCGAAGTTGGGGAAAGCCGTTTTGGCCCCTGGCTACGCATCAATTTCAAAAATTTTTAGCAACGTGCGCGAGCGCGCGCGAGCACGCGAGGTAGGTCATGCCTGGCGTTGAAGAAACCATGCACGAGTTCAAGAAAGGCACGCTGCGTAGCGGATCAGGCGCGAAGGTCACCAGCCGTGAGCAGGCCATTGCAATTGCTATGAGCCAAGAGCGGGAAAGGAAAAAAAAGAAACGCAAGAGCACTGATGGTGAGACAGCATTAAGCACCTGGAGCAGCGATAAGGAATTTTCATCGAAGCGCCGCGAAGAGCTTGAGAGCGAAGGCAAGGCGATGAAGGGTGGCGGTTATCCTATCGAAAACAAGGGGGACTTAGAGAATGCGATCCGCGCATTTGGTCGAGCGAAGAACAAGGCAGCGACGAAAGCATGGATTAAGAAGCGGGCGCGAGCGCTCGGTGCGACCGAGATGCTCCCGGAGAATTGGGATTCAGCTACCGGAGACAAATTAGTGATCCGTGACGTCTGGCTCGCGACCGATGAGGTCATTGAGGATGCCAAACGAAATCCGGATGACGATAACGATGACAACGACAACGACGATAATGACGACGATGATTATGGAGATTCCGTCCCCATGCAAATGAGGGATAGTTTTACTCTCGATGCTAACAGCATACGCAAGACACAAGATGGCTTTCTCGTAGCCAACGCACGCATCGCTCGCACCGGCATTCAGCTCTATACCGGTCATGAGGTCGGCCTTCCAGATCGAGAAGTAGTCCGCATCTATCGCCCGCCAGAGGAAGTGTTTGATCGCAAGGCCATTCGCAGCATGGCAATGTTGCCGATCACACTCAATCATCCGCCAGCAATGGTCGATTCGAAGAATTGGAAACAGTACGCCATCGGCGATACTGGTGAAGATGTCGTGCGCGATGGCGAATGCGTCCGCGTTCCAATGATCATCAAAGATGCCAAAGCGATTGAGGCATACGAGAAAGATGGCGTCAGGGAATTATCAGTCGGCTACGGCTGCGAATTGAAGTGGGGCCGAGGCGAGACACCTGACGGTGAAACCTATGATGCTAAGCAGACTGCGATACGCGGCAATCATCTGGCTGTCGTCCCCGCTGCCAGAGGCGGATCGCTTTTGAGGATCGGGGACGACCAACAGGGAGCCAGCGAAATGGCGAAACTCCTCATCGACGGTCAAGCTATCGAGTTTTCGACTGAGCTGGCCGCAAAGCACGTTCAAGATTACATCGCCAATCTGCAGAAGCAGCTTGCCGATGCAAACAAGAAAGTTTCAGAAGCGGAAGAACAATCAGCGGCAGAGGAAGAGCAAGAGGCGCAGAAGCGTCGGACTGCCGAGAAGGACGCGGAATCGCTTCGTGGCGAAGTGGCGGCACTGAAGAAACAGCTCGAAGACGCCATCGCCAAGAGCAGCCCGGCAGCGATTGACAAAGAGGTCAAGGATCGCACCGAGCTTATGCTCAAGGCCGACGCTGCGATGGAAGGCAAGGCCGATTTTACCGGCAAGCAGCCCGAAGAGATTCGCCGCATCGTGGTGCAGGCGAAGATGGGTGATGCTGCCAAGGACCTAACTGATGGCGAGGTCGTTGGTGCATTCAAGGCGATCACCGCCGATCTCAAGCCACGGTCCGGCACCGATCGTCTCGCTGACAATTTGGCGATGCTGCAGCACGGTGGTGGTAACGCCAACAGCCCGCAGGCGATCAAGGACGCCGCCTACGAGGAGTACACCAAGAACCTCACCAGCGCGTGGCGCTCGCGCCCGGCCGCGCAGTAAGGCTCGTCCGCCATCTTAGGAAAAGGAGATATGGCTCATGCTTAAGCCATCCCCGGTTCAACCTACCTACACTCGCTACCAGCCTATCGCTCAGAACGGAATGCTCGGTGATGAAACCGAGGCAGTGACAGATTCTCGCATTGTCGAGACTGCCGCTGGCGTCGGCTTCGGACTCGCAGTCAGCCAAGGGACCGGCGATCGTGGCTGTATCCTTGCTGGCAACGATTTCGTCGGCGTCACACGCGCCGATCAAACGCTTCCCCGCTCGGAAACTCTCACCCTCGATAAGTATGCGCAGTACGATAACGCAGGCATTCTCTGCATGGGTGACATCTGGGTGATTGTCGGCGGTGCCGTCACCATCACCAGCGCGGTCGTCTACGACGCAGCAACCGGCCAGTTCGGTACCGGTGCCGTCGCTGTCGAAGGTGCGCGCTACATGACTGGAGCTGCATCGGGCGGTCTTGCTCTGTTGCGTCTCGGCCAGATCGCCGGAAATCGAGCAACGTAATCGCAAGGACAAAGCCAGCGCCTCGCATTTACAGGAGATAGACAATGCGTTTGAACATCTATGACGCCCCACAGCAGGCGCTTGGCTTCCTCGTTAGCCAAACCGCTTACATCGAAGCCGAAGTTTATAGGATTCTCTACCCCGAAATTATCTATGCGCAACTCTTGCCCATAGATAACTCGGCAGGCGAGTGGGCGAAGTCAGTCACCTACTACAGTCTCGATAAGGTCGGTCAAGCCCATTGGCTCAACCATATGGCGACCGACATGCCGTATGCCGATATCAACCGCAATAAGTTCGAGCAAGGCATCGAGCTTGCGGGCATCGGCTATACGTACACGTTGGAGGAGCTTGGTCAGGCGATGATGATCCCTGGCCTTAATCTCACAGCAGAGCGTGCCGAGGCTGCACGATTCGCTTATGAAATGTTCATGGACAATCATGCTTATAAAGGTGATGCGAGCAAAAGTGTCACCGGGTTGTTCAACAATCCGAACGTCACGGTTGTAACAGCCAAGACCGGCGCGAGTGGTTCGACACTCTGGTCGAAGAAAACGGCAGACGAAATCATCACCGACGTACAAGATGCTCTCACTGGCGTTTATGAGGGAAGCTTGACCGTCGAGATGGCGGACACCGTGCTTCTACCCATTGGTGCGGTACAGCGACTCGCCAACGTGCGCATCCCAAATACCTACGGCAACGCGCTGGACTATTTGGCTAAATATAATTTGTACACTTTTAATACCGGTGCTCCGCTTACAATTCGCGGTGTGCTCGGTCTTGAAGCTGCAGCGAATGATGGCGGCGGAAGAATGATCGTTTATCGCCGCGATCCGCGTGTACTTAAGCTGCATGTTCCGATGCCGCATCGGTTCTTGCCGGTATGGCAGCGCAGCGCTCTCGCATTCGACATCCCCGGCATCTTCCGTGTTGGTGCGGTCGAGGTCAGGCGTCCTGGTGCCGTTCGCTACATCGATGGTATCGCTGGCGTTGGTTCGCCATAAGGCGTCGTAGCTTTTCTACGGCAGAGTTCGGCGGGAATTTGCCTCCCAGCGCCCGTCGCACCCAGCGGGTGAAAGGCCCGCGCGTAAATGAGGAGGATATCTATGTCGGAAAAGAAGCCTGGATGGAGCAATGATCTTAAGCCACCGCCGGATGATCTGGACAGGGAAGTGAAGACGCTGACACCGGATGAGGTGCGGTTGGCCGGATTGGCGAAGGACATGAAAGACGTCAAGCCAGAGAAGTACAACATCAAAAGCAAAAACGCGCGGGCGATGCGTGTGGTGCATGACTTCAACGGTGAGAAGGTTGCGATCTTACCAGGCGAGACGAAGACGGGCGTGCTGCTTTATCCGCATATCGCCGAATATCTCGGCAAGGGCGACCTTGAGATCACAGCGAGCGCAGCGTGAGCAATAACGCGCAACAGGCAAACATCACCTTCGGCATCACGCGAAAATCGCTAGAGGCTGTGCTGATCCATGCCTGCCCGCATTGCGAGGCACCTGGCGTTTTTCAGTGGGATACGCGCACGCATGAACTGTGGCCTGGATGCTGGCGGCCAAGCGAGAAGGGTCGGCCTGTCGGCAGGATTTGTCCGAACTGTGGCCATGTTCGCGAAAGAGACAAGGACCTGGGCGAGTTGACAGCCTCCATGCCGCGCTGGCTATGGCGCAGCATTCTTGGATTGAAATGGTGCGTGATCAAATTGACCACGCTGTATCGGAAACAGGAGAATTTACATGCCTGACGAAACGCAACCGCAGGCTTCCTCCGGCACATACATGGAGGTCGGTTATACGGTGCAGGGGCCGCACATGACTCAATCTGCGGCGCGCGCCATCGTGCAAGGTCAGGAAATGATCGCCACGGTGGACTGCTTTGAGCTTCAGCTCGTTGCCGATTCTTCCTCTAATGGCGGGATCATGCTGCGCTTCATTGGCGACGAGATTGCACCAGCGCAAGAGTTGTTCCAGCAAGATGCAAAGATCACGGCGCGCTTCGTAGCTGCTGCTACCAATGGCACCCAGAAGTAATGGGCAAGATCGTTAAGCTTCCTTCTAAGCGCCGGGCGACAACATTTCGCCCGGTGCATGAGGCTGTGAAGGAGCTTAACGACATCGCGCTGATGCGCGGGAATAACTATCAGCACATTGCTACGGCGATCACGGAGATGAAGCGAGCGATTGCCGTGACACCAAATTCGCGAGAGATGTGGAACAACCTCGGTACACTGCTGTGGCGTGATCGTCAGTATGACGAGGCAATGGCGTGTATCTCCAGATCGCAGACATTCGAGGGAGAATTTGCTCCGGCATACCACAACATGGCGCTGGTGCAGGAAGACTTAGGTCGTTATGCGGATGCAGAAGATAGCTTCTCTCGCGCATTAGAGCTTGAGCCGGACTATCTCAATGCCAAGTGGTGCCGTTCGATGATGCGGTTATCGCTCGGGGATTACGAGCGTGGCTGGCCCGAATATGAAACGCGCATCCCTTATCGCAAGAAGGATGGCAAGCCGCTCTACCCAAAATTCCCGGCACCATATTGGAATGGTGAGGAAGACCTTAACGGAAAACATGTATTCTGCTGCATCGAGCAGGGTATCGGCGATACCATCATGTTTTCACGCTGGTTACCGTGGCTGCGTTATCAGGTCGGCGGCACCGGCAAGATTTATCTCTGTTGTTCGCACGAGATCATCGTGTTGCTCTGGGAATTCGTAACCAATGGAATCGTTCAATATGTGCCTGAAGGCACACCAATCCCCGAATGTCATTACAGCGTAGTGCTCGGCTCACTGCCGTGGCATTCGCGTTGTACTCTGGAATCCATGACCAGCGATCCCGGCCTGATACGCAAGCGGGCTGACACCCAAATGCGGATAGGCCCGGCGACCGTTCCAGTCCCCCTCGGTCCCGAGCCTTTCAAGGTCGGGATTTGCTGGACCGGCAATCCACACCAGGACCGCAACGGTGAGCGCACTATTCCACTCGAATTGATGTTGTCCCTGGCGGAACACCCGCGCGTGTGGCTCTACAGCCTGCAGGTCGGCACCGGAACTGCAGATATCGAGCGTCTTGGTGCAAAAGACCTCGTGTGTGATCTAGGCCCGCAGTTGAAGGAGCGCGGGCTCACCGTTGCTGCCACTGCGATCATGCAGATGGATTTGGTCGTTACCTGTTGCACATCCATCGCACACCTATGCGGTGCTCTAGGCGTCAAGGCATGGCTCGGCCTTTGCAAGAATCCCTACTGGGTTTGGATGCACGATAGGACCGACAGCCCCTGGTATCCGTCGCTACGTCTATTTCGTCAGAACAAGACTGACGATTGGAAAAGCGTAATGCAACAAATCAGAGATGAGTTGATCGACCTGATCGATTCTCGGAGAGACCGCCTCTTACAGATAGGAGAATAAAAATGGCGAACGCAGCCACGGCTACATTTGCTGGTCGCTCGCTAATCTGGGCCTTCGTCAAAGCGGCCGGGAG